CAAGTATTTTAGCGTATTTGGTGCATCCATCCGGCGGTCGCCGACTTTTCCAGCTCCTGACTCAGTAGAAAAATTACCAATCAGGTCATTAACGTATTGCTTATCCGCAATAACCTGAGAGTGGTCGATAATTAGCTGAACTGCGGCAACGTTATCAACCTGAATAACCACCTTCAGATATATTTGTTTTGCAGAACCTGATAATAAATCCGGCTGAAATGTTAACGGATAGCTACCAACAGCAAACAGTCCGCCTTTATCATCATAAACGGCAACTTCTCTTAAATACCAGCCTCCGGTTGGCGCAGTTTCAGGAGGAATAATAGCCTCGGATAAAATATCACCATAAACATTATCCAGACTGTAGAGGTCATTAATGCTCCCTTGCCAGATTTGATTACGCAGGTTTGTCTGGTCAGGCGTGGGCTCATAATAATCGCCGCCACTGTCCCCAGCCCCCATATGAGTTAACTTAACCGGGGTTTGAGTCACAGCGGCCTCGGCAATAACATCACGGCCATAATTAGTTAGAATCATTTTATACGTAGACATAATTCCTCCGACCTACGCAGAACGCCCCGGATAAACGGTCGTAATTTCGCCACTGGCTACACCGGTGGTATAAATGGCCTTTAAATGACCTGTATTAGTAAAGTCAACGTCACCCACAACAACATAGCGGCCATACTGTCCAAGAACATCGTTAACACTCCGGGTAGTATCCAGCAACACATCAGCGGACAGCTCGAAGCTTCCCAGCGCCATATCGTTATTGATTAAATCCAGTACGCTGGCTGCATCAAATTGCACGCGATACAACTCAATTAATACGGGACGCATATTTTCGGCCAGATTAACGCCCTTATAGCGCAGCATGACTTCTATCGGGTCGCAGGTCAGTAAAGGGACGCTAGAGCTACCCGCATATTTATATTTAACCGTAATCGGCTGCACGATAGGCGTTTTCAATATTTCGATTTCACCCCACAGTGGATCAACGGTAAAATCAATGTTCTCGGTTAACCCATCAATAAACACATTCCATATATTTTGATGTTCCAATGCATAACGACCACCGGCAACCACGCCACGTGGAATGATTTGTTTTCCACTGCGTGCCTGAATATTTACAACATTACCGAACAATGCCATGCCCAGGTTGTTTAGTGAATGCTCGTAGAAATTGGCACTCACCAAGCATTCCTGATGTGTAACGTATTTATCAACCGTAGCAATTTTCCCACGGTTAGCGATTTTCCGTTTTTGGCTCTCATTGGTAAACGCAACCGTCAGCCGGTCAACGTCGCCGACCCAGCGCATATTTAACGCTGTATCCGCTTGTTTGGTCGCGACTTCGACCCGGCCTTGTCCATAATAATAGGTTTCGTTCCTATTCATACGTCACCCGGCGTTGGCGGAATTTCGAAAATATGCCCCTCTGGTAATTGGGTTTTAAACGTCTGGAGCGACATTAACCCGTTCCGGTTGCATTGGAGCGATAAATAGTAGCGTTCATCGCCGGGGAGTTGAGCCCCGGTAATATACGGAATAGCGATATTATTTTCGGTTGTGGAGGTTTCCCACACGCTGATCCCGTTTTCATCCGTTACCGTAATAACATACGTAACACCGGATTCCGGCCCGATATTCCCCAGGGTGCAATCAATTAGTTGGTCGGACTGGAGTAACCGGTCACGATGTGCCCAGGTCATAATATAGCTGTCGTTAGTTTCTACCTGGTCGGGATAGTCAACACCGTTAACCTGGATACGTCCGGGCATATACGGACGGCGGGCGCGGTTTGTCATCGTGACCGAATCTACAGGGGCCATCTCCGGGGCTAACTGTGCCGAACTGGTGCGGGTCAGCATACGCGCTTGGACGGTGAGCCCGGCCAGCCATTGCACATCACTGTGACCGTTATAGATGTCATAGAACCAGACAGCGGCCCCCGCATCATGACGAACCGGTAACGTATCGACACAGCCACGCCCCAGCGTCAACGCGCCGGTGGCAGCGTCGAACGCGTCCACGCGTACCACTTCGCCATCAATCAACGCGGCGCACGGTGGCGTAATCATCCTCGCGTCAGCCGTTATTATCATCATGGCCGCTGTGGTCAGCTTATCCAACTCCCCGGTAAGATGACCGACCGGCGAGAAATCACCGAACCCCTGATAGATGGGGTCCTCCGGCGCTACTGCCGCATCAAGCTGATAGTTCTGCGACAACGACGACGGCCGGGAGCCCAGCGAGATGAGATAGCCGGTGGTGTCGTCCTCATTGACCGCCAGGTCGTTGAGTCCTGGTACGGCCAGATCGCGATAGCTTGCCTCAACAACGCGATGATACGGCGTCGGCCTGGCGCTGGTATCCGGTGGCGTCCAGTCAGGCCGCTCCGGGGAGGATGCGCCGGAATCGGGGAGCCCAAAAACATCCTGAACGGCCGTTACCGTCACCGTCCCGGCGGCCAGGGTGCCATAGTCGATAGAGCCCACGCGTAACACCAGGCGGCCGCGCTGTGCATCCTCAACGATAAACACGTCGGCCGGATCCAGATTATAGCCGCGCCGGTCCAGGCGTATCGTAAGGCGTGCTACTCCGGCGGTATTGGCGCGCACATCACGCGCTGCTACGCGGTGGGCCAGTTCGGCCGTGGGGATACCGGGGTAGTCCGTTTTCGTGGTAATAGAACCACCGGCGGCACGGATTGCGCCCAGATTGCGCTCCCGAACCTGCCTGTCCTCGTTGGCTATCGGGTCGTGCCAGGACGCGATCACCTCATTGGCCGCGATATTGCCCGATGACGTACTGGCATCGTCAATGCCCAACAGCCCGGTAGTAGCGGTAAACGTCGGGAGGCTGCCGTGGTCGTAGTCATCACGGATAAGGCGCAGCGTTAACAATCCGGTCTTACGGCTGACGAACTGCGCCGCGCCGATATGGTTAAGGACAGACTGGATAAACTCGCTGACGGTCCCGGAACGCGACCAGCGCAGACACAGACCGAACCCTTCATTAGCCAGTGTGTTAGCGGCGTTTAAATAGCTGTTTAAATCCAACCGGGTGCGATCCAGACCCCGGCCCCAGTCGCGGTTGGTGTTGCACTGAAACAGGATGTGTGCCCCGTTCGCCGCCTGAATCGCGTTGCCGTCCGGGTCCTGCATCGGAATAACCGCCAGCCCCGGCTCCCATACCGGGCCGTCCCAGCCCTGAAGGTTGCGCCGCACGCGCACATCCCACGCTTTGGGGTACGGGTTGTTACAGCAAATCAGGCCATCAAAAAACAGCGTTACCATGTTACGAAACGCAGGCACAACGCCGCCCAGCATCGACACAATTCGCGGGTTAACCCCCTGGGTTGCCTCGCCCATCATTACATCGGTCGTCCCTTGAATACCGCCCTCGGCGGACTCACCGCCGAATAACTCCGGCTGGTCAATATAAATCTGGCCGGATTGGGTTTCGCTGCCGCTCCAGGCCGTGCGGTCGCCTACCTTGATTTCTACCAGTTCGTCCACCGGACCCGCGCAAAGCCCCAGATGCATGGAGAAGTAATAACGGTATCCGACCGTCTGTTTCTTGCTGCCGCCGCTACTCATTATTTCGCCTCCGGTACCGGGTTGTCCCTGGCAAACTGCACCAGGTTAAGGGCCAGCTCGTCACCGGTTGCAGCCAACTGGCTGGCCGGGACGCCGCTGGTCATCAGCGCGCGATAGTCGATACCGTATTTCGCGCAGAAATCGCGGGTTTTGGCGACACAGTACCCGCGCCCGACAGGACCCCAGCTCGGCACGTTATGCAGGTGCCAGGGACCGACCAACAATTCTTTATCTGTCGTCATTTCTTGCCTCCCGACTTGCGGATCGGGCTGTTGCGGTAATTGCCCAGCCCAATAATGGTAAAGTCACTGACCCAGCAATCACCGAAGACCACCGCCTGTGGCGTGCCCTCGGTGGCCTGCGGAAAATCAAAGTCATCTCTGGTTGCCGCAGCGGCACTATTGCCCTGAGATTTGGGAGCAGTGACGTAACTCAACACTATGCTGACAACCAGAATTGCGAGTTGAACCCACATAACATCCCCTTAAAAAATTGGTGTACCGTCAAACGGCGATACACCCGGCATTCCCGGACAGCCGCCATAGTTCGGCAGATTATTAAAGTCTCCCTGGCACGCTTCGGTCGTACCAGGACAACCTGGATACACCTCCACGGCCTGGCCGACCGTAAGCCCTGTTGTGCCGCCGATAAGCGTTATCGTTCCGGTGGCGGGGTTATACGCTTCGATGCCACGCGATTCCGTTTCGCCGCCACCGATGCTCCAGGACAACCAACCGCCGATGAACCAGCGGTCGCGAAACCCCGCCAGGGTGTTGGCGGTGACGCTGGCCCCGTTCAGCGCGCCGATGACCGTCGCCACGCGATACAGCGACACATCAGCCCCGCAGTTTTTATCCCCGAACGCGTGCGGGCATTCACGTTGCCAGGTCAGGCGCAGCCCTTGACGGTCTAACAACGCGTTAAGCGATTGCGCCGTCAGTACGCAACGGTCGGCCGTCGTCTTGGCGTCCGTGACCTGGCCGACCCAGGACACGATCCCCACCAGGCCGTCGCTGGCGTCATCCCATTGCAGGTCGTAAACGGTGAGGTTTATCGCGCCGCCTGGTGGCGTACCGCGCCACAACTGCGCCACCGGAAGCGATGCCGGGCCGGTGATTTGCAGCGCGTCCGCCGTCGCCTGGCCGGTCTGGCGCAGGCCGTTATCGTTGATGCCGGGAATGCTGGTAAACGCCAGCCCCTGATAGGTGATGTCCTGGCTGTGCGTCGTATAGCGCCATTGCAGACCGCCCCGAAAAAACAGGTAAAGCCGGGTCGGTTGGTTCTGGTCTAACGACGTTTCCAGCTCGTTATAGCTACTCATCAAAGACTCCTATAAAAACCATCTGACTGGCGGCCACGCCGTCCGCGTCCGTGGTGTGTGTCAATTCGGCCGCGTCGCTGTCCTGGCGTGAGAGGACCAGGAACGACACGCGGGCCACGTTGGCCGCCGGTGTCGCCGGAATTGAACGATCCAGCGTGATTGCCTCCGTTGAAGCCGTAGCGGAACTGGCCGCCACAATCCGGGCGTGGTAGGTATTGCCGTTGACTAACTGGATCTGAATATCCCGCTGGCCTGGGACCGTGGTGTCGCCGTACTCGGCATAGCCCACGCGGTGAATCAACAGCGTCCGGCCCGCCTGGATATCAGCGGCCAGAGTGAAATCCTGGTTAAACGTCGGCAACCAGACCCGGCCCTGGCGACCGCGCAGCAAATACCGCCAGGCGCGCCAGTCTGCCCGCGCCTGGGCCCCGT